GAACTCTCCTTAATTCTTTTGATTTAGATATTATTAATGCTGTTGGGTCTGCACCAAACAACTGTGTAAATACTTGTGTAGCTACTTGTTCGTCTTCATACTCACCTAGTAATCTTCCATATACACTTTGTAATGTATTGAATCCAAATATTCTACCTTCAGGGTCTATACCTCTATCTCTTAAATCTTTAGGATTGACATATAAATCTCCACCTGGTTCTGTTTCTAGCTCCCATCTAAATGAAGGAGATACAAATGTAAACTGTGCTGCTGATTTAATTAAGTGCATAATTAAAGCATCTTGTTTTACACGTTGTAAAATTTTATTCATTTCATCTTGTGACCTAGGTTCTTGACCTTGGGGAATAGCACCACTAATAAGTTTTGCTCTTAATACTTCTTTTTCTGTATTTACAAATGCACGTGACCACGATTCAGGACTTGTACTTATAGCAGAACCTAGCTTCTGTATCCATTCAGGTAACAAATAATCGACTGCTTGTTCTACAGTATTGCCTGCAGGTTCACCGAATGGAAATATAAACTCATATAAAGCTGATGTTTCTTTCATATTTGGCATCAATGCTTTAGCTGCTACCTGTGCTACTGGACCTACTCCTGGTATTAATCCACCTGCAACTATGTTTGCAGATGATGTAAATCCAACAGCTCTAAGATTTACTTCACTTCTTGGTGATGCTCCACCTAAGTCTCTTTCTTCTACATTGTCAAAAAAGTTTCTAAGTATTGGGTCTATAAGTGGAAATACAAAAACTTCTTCATTAGTAAGTTCATCTGTATATACCATTGGTCTATCATCTGCAGCATCTCCACCTAACATATCAAAGTTAAATGGATTACCTTCTTTTAATGTCTCAGTAGATATTTGTAATTTACGTAGTTTTCTAGGATTTTCAGTTAACAATCTTGTCCAAGTCTTAGCTATTTCTAAATGAACTTCTGCGAAAGGAAACAACAAAGAATTAGCTTGTGTAAACTGTGACCTATTATTTAAACTATATAACAACTCTTCTGTCTCTGTAAGAGCTGTTGACTTTAATAAATCATCAATACTTTCTAATTGGTCTACAGCTATACCTTGACCTTTTGCTTTAGGAACTATAGTATCTAAATATTTCCTAGTAGACTCAGGCATAGCTTCCATAATTTGTTTGTTCTTATATAGTGCAGCTAATGTATCAGCTTCAAACTTATCAGCCATACGCTCTAAATTACGATAGTAAAATTGTTTAAAGGCAGGCGCTCTTGATAGTTTGTTCGTTGGTGTAGACATAAATATATCAAATAGTTTTTCTATA